ATTGAGTTATTGAATTGTATATAGGGTTTAAGGTGTTGTATGTAGAAATAATTTCACCTAATTTGTATATAGTGCCAGCTCCGTTATAATAAAAGCCGTCACTAGTAGCGTCATAAGAAAACGCTGCTTCTTTTTCAAAAGGATAAAGCTTATAAGATATGTCTTTAAACATGTCAAAAAACTCCGTGCTATTTTGAGTATTGTTTTGATTTAAACGGTTAACTTGATTTCCGTCTGGGAAATAAGTCATAAATATTTCACTTTGCACTTGTGTTGCTAAACTACTAAACTCTGAAGGTGTTATATAACCTCTTTGCTCTTTGTTTATAATATACAAGACTGTTTGATATACTGTATTTACGCTTACTGCCATTTGTTTATTTTTATATACTAAAAAGGCGGCCGAAACCGCCTATATATAGTATCACTTGTTTTTATAGTTTTTTATCTATAGATTTATAGATTTCAACACCTTCATCTGTTTTCAAAAAAGCCGCAAACGCTGAGTAAGGGTTTTCATCAAACGGTACATTCATTAATTTTCTATCATTTGAACCCCACATAAATGTTCTTTGGTCTTGTGATAATTTAATAATACCTAGTTCTTGTGCTCTAATTGCAAAATTTCTAAGCTGAACATTTTCATCATTTGCTAAGTTTATAAACAACGCTGGTTCATTTTTAGCAAACAACAATAAATCTCTTCTAAGTTCTTTTGAACTCATAGAGTTTACAGCAGATCCTCTTTCTACTCGCAGGATTGCTTCAGCGTGGTCTATGTCAATTGACCTAGCTGCATTCAAAGCATCAATTTGCAAATCTAAAACATCTAACTCATCTTCCGCTTTTTCAACTGCACTAAATTCTAAATATACTTTTCCTTTTAAAGGGTGATATAAAGAAAGTAACTTTTGTAAATTTTGTTTGTCTTTACCTACAGTTAAAGTCCCGTCTGAAAATCTTATATGTCCCATCGTAACTTCACCTTTTTGTTCATCAACTAATGGTGAATCTTGATTAGTAGCATATCTTAATTCTCTTTGTTTTCCAGTTTTTTCATCAAAATACAGCAAAGAATGTTTACGTGTATGTTTGCTAGGTATTGTTAATGTTAAAGGAGATTTTTTTCCTGTTAAAAAATATACCCTGTCTTTGATTTCCCACTGTGGTTTAGTAGGTTTTACTGGAGCAGCAACTTTTGTTACCACTTCTTTTTGAGGTGCAACCTCAATAGTTTCTGCTTTAGCTTGTTTAGCCATAATATAATAAAATTAAATAGTTATAAAAGTAATAATTACCCCCGTCAGTTCAACGAGGGTAAGAATTACATTAATGTTGAATCAATTAGACTCCTTTGAATAATACAAAGTTGTTAGCAGCTTGTGTTACTAAACATCTTTCAGATAGGAAGTTTACTTCCATAGCATCAAGAGTTGAAGTAAATGCACCACCAGCAGAACCAGTTAACCAAGACTTCATTCTTCTATCATCAGATTGTGAAGCTCTATATCTTACATGTAAGAAAGGTCTTCTGATGTTAGTTCCTAATACTTGATCGTATACTGTTGAAGTTCCAGCAGGTACTAATACACCTTCAATTGAATTGATACCAACAATTGCTCCACGTGTAGAAGCATCGTTTAAGTATTTCCAATCAGTTTTGTAAAAGTCGTAAGAACCTCTTCTAAATCCTGAGAATCCAAGGTTTAAAGCCATTTCTTCTGAATTTTCAAATAAACCAAAAGCAGTTCCTCCAGCGAATCCACCAGAGATGCTAGCTAGCATATCATCAAAATCTAAAGCAGTTTGGCGATTTAAGAAAAGCATGTTCTCTTCAATAGCTCCTTGAGTATCTAAGTTTTTAAGAATTGCATCAAATTCGTCAAGTCCAGCAGCAGCAGTAAATCCTACTTCTACATTTCCACGAGATTCAATAGCAGAAAATAAACCTTCAGTTCCTGGTACAGCATTTATACTTGGTAAAAGACCACCACCACCTTGGTTGTATACGCCTTCTACCATAGCCATTTCTAGGTGATCTTCAAAACGTAATCTTGTTTCAGATTCAGCTTTTAAATACCATAAGTATCCAGATGTTCCGTCTTCAGTTGCAACTTCAACCCATCCAATTTGAGCCATATCAGATCCGTTTATTACAAACTGATCTCTAATGATTATTGGTGAATTAGAATATTGCGTGAAAGAAGGATCTACAGAAACTCTTGACCCGTTAAGAGGCTGCACTCCAGCAGCTCCAGCAGCGCCAATAGTAGAACCTTTAGCATAAGCAGATCCGTAAACGAATAACTTAACTTCTGTTCCAGCAGCAATTGCGCCTGCCATAAATCCAGAATTCACTAATCCAACAGCACTGTCAAAAGGAACTACATCAATAGTACCAGCTCCAGCAGTTGTATCACTTCCTGTAACTAAACACTTAGCTTCAGCCCCTGTTGCAGGGTTTAATAATACAACTGTATCATTTACAGATACTACATTGTTTACGTTAGCAGCTAATGTAATTAAATTTGATGCACCTACTCCAGTACCATCTGCTCCAATAGCAAATCCAGAGTAAGATATGTGTAATCTATTTTGTTCAGACCAAATTACTTGATCAGATGTCATTGGCATTTCAGCACCAACCATTCTTAAGAAGCCAGATAGCGTTCTGTTTCCATAACGCTCTACTTCAGCTTCGTATACCTCAGGGAGATATTGTTGAGCAAAGTCATTTTGCCCATTGTTAAATTGTAGGTAGTTATTTGGAAGCAATTGTTGATTTTGCGACGGTATTAAACTACCAAATTGAGGAGTTAAACTCATAATTGTTTGTTTTTTTTAGTTAAATGTTCTTTTTTTAATTTTAAGCTTTGTAGAATCAGCGCCTGAAATTGCTTTAACTTTTAATCCATTTATAAACACTTCTCCTTGAGTAGATCTAGCTTTAGTTCCACTTAAGTTTTTTGAACTGTTTACAACATCTTTTACAGCGTCAGCTTTCCCTTGCTCATAAAAATGAGCGGCAATCTTATCTACATTTTCAGCGGCATACATAGCTTTGTGATAACCTTTCGTATCTGTAACATTACCTTCTGTGTCAAGGAACTTCCCAACAAGGTTGTTAATATTTGATTGGTTTTCTGCAACTTTATCACGATTTTGAATATTGTACTTATAGTTTTTTTCGCCAACTTTAATATCGAAACCTTCGAAATCATTGCTAAAAAGATTTTTAGTACTTTCTTGAAATTGTGCATGTTGTTGCTCAGCCTGTTCTTGCTGCTTGTTATATCGGTTAAAAAAGTCCATAGCTTTTTGTTGGTCTTGAGTAACGCCCGGTCTCAACTTGATTTCGTCGTAATACTTACTCTTAGTTTCCTCTAAATAGCTTTTGGCTTTTGCAACTTCTTCTTTAAACGCAATTTTCTTTTTGCGCATATCTTTTTCCTCATCAACGTCTTCATCATAAACAAAGTCTTCTAAAATGAGATCTATATCTTCGCCTTCTAAATAAGGCTTTTCTTTTTTATAATATTCTTTTAACAGCGTAACATCATCTACCTTTGAGTAATCAGCGTTAAGTCTTGTATAGTCCTCTATTGTCCCACCCGTATCTTCCATAAAAGAAACAAGCTTTTCAATGTTTTCTGGTAACTGTTTACCTAATACTTTTTCGTCTCTTAAAGCTTCTTTAACTTCCGCTTCAACTTTCTTTACTTCGACTTCTTTGATTGGAGAAAACCCTTCAACATCCTTGTCGGACTCTTGTATAGGTTCTCCCACCTCTGCGCTATCTCCGGATGATTTTTCCACAGATACCTTCTCTGTTTCTCCGATTTGAATGGCATCTTCTTCTTGTTTAGGTATTATTACTTTAGTTACTTCAGGCTCTGTTTTAATTAAAGGTTCTTTTATGCTAACTTTAATTGGTTCATTGCTTTGTTGTGTTAATTTTTTTGGAGTTTTCTTTTTAATTTTAAACTCACCTTCCTGTTTAACAGGTTCATTTGTTTTTACTTCTGACATAATATAATATAATTAAATAGTTAATGCTTTCTATATGAAAGCTTGCATACCTTGTTCAGGCTGACTTTCAAAATCTATTGGCAAGCCATCATTTTTTCTTTGGCTTATCAATTCACTTTGCTGTGTAGCTTCCATTTTGCTACGATTATCTTTACGATCTTCAATTGCTCCTTCTTTTTGTTGGATTGTTTGAACATCTAATTGTTTAAGTTGCATATCGTATTGAAACTTTGTTTGCATTTTTTGCGCTTCTAACTGCGCCGCAATTTCCATACGTTGTATTTCCATTTGATTTTTTGATTGCTCAAATTGTACATTAGCTCCCATTATAGCTTCTTGCTTTTGTACCTCAGCCATTGCTGTTTTTTCTGCTGTATCCGCTTGCGCTTGTCCTTGAGCCGCAATGTTGGCTTGCTGATTGGCTTGATCTTGTTTAGCTTTGGTTTTTCTTTTTACTTTAAGTAATTGATTTGCTAACTTAAGATTTTTTATTTGTCTTAAATCTATAGCGTCTTCTAAGTCTAAACTGCCTTGTTGTAATGAAACTTGTATATTCGCCTCAAGTTGAGCTAGCTCTTCATCATCTGGCTCTAGTTCTAGGAATATACCAAAGTCATGCAGATTTAAATTAACTACCTCGTCTAAAGTTTTTATATTAAACGTTGATATAGAATTTTGTAATGCACTTCTTGTAAGCGGAAATTCTAAAGCATCTGCTATTTTAAGAGCAATGTTTTCAGCTAATTTAAGCGTTAAATA